CATTAAATTGTTATAGCGCAGGGGACATCATTATGTTCCTTGGTGCGTTGGTTCAACTCCCTGACGCACGAAGAATCCTCCCCTGGTTAAGTTGCTCCTTGCCAGGGGTTCTTTTTTTTGAGTATATTACGCCTTGTAATACTCTCGTTGAAAAGGAGGAGTGTGGGCGAACTAAAAAAGGTCGCCGGTCAGGTAGTATTGGAGCATGACACCCGCCGACTAGATCTCGAAGACGATATAATCGAATACCGTCGTCAGATGGAGCCCGATATTCTGGCTCGTCTGCACGATACTGCTCTCAAAGCCAAGACCCAGACTGGGTACATTGGCAAAGATTTCTATGTAGTTCTACTGGTAACGGTGGACCGCGTATTGCGGCATCCTCGTACTATCATCTTTGCACGCAAATCATGTCCCACGCCCGTATATAAGCAATCAGTATGGAAATATAGAGCTGTCTCTGGCGGGCTCGAGTTTCTTTGGTGCATTCCAGACGGGATTCTTTACCAGCATATCTTACGAAATCAGCAGAAATACCTCACCGACAAGGAAACTTCAGATCTGGCCAAGTTTGTCATCTTGATGGAGACCGGAGAACTCGAGAAATGGGTAATTAAAGAGAATGGCGAGAAAGTAGATGCACTAATCAAGATTAAGGAGGAAGTAGTATGTTAAATGAGCAAGAAATCTTGGCTCAGAATACCTTTCCTGCTGAAGAAGCAAAGCAGGAAGCGCCTAAGGAACAGTCACAGCCGGATCCAGCAGCCCAAGCACGCTGGAATGCGCAGAAAGAGGCCAGCATAAGCACACTTCGTGAACGAATGGAGAATGCTGAGCGGAGAGCCTTAGAACTTGAGCGCATGATTCAGGCCAATATGTCTCAGAATCAGCCATCAACCAAGATGCAGGTAGTCGATGACCAGGACGACATTGATCTGGGCGATGATAGCATCGTAGAAGGCAAGCAGCTCAAGAAGTATTTCAAGGCTCTTAAGCAAGAGAATAGGAATATAAAGAAGCAGCTTGAAGATAACCAGCGTGAGAATGCCTTGGCAAGCGCTGAAATTCGCCTCAAGAGCAAATATCCTGACTTTGATGCAGTGGTAACTCGGGACAATCTCAAGAAGCTTGAGGATGCCAAACCTGAGCTCTTTAGGACTATATATGCCAATACCAACCTACATGATCGTGGAATCGCAGCCTACGAGATGATACGTAGTAGTGGGCTCAATATTGATGAGTTTCAGTCGTTGGATAAGAAGATGGAAGATAACAAGAATAAGCCTCGTTCCGCAGCTAATGCTTCACCGCAGACCAGCGAAACACCTTTGACTCGCGTTGGCGACTATGATAGGCGTATACTAACTAAGGAGCGTAAGGAACAGATCCTTAAGCAAATGGAGTATGCCAAGAGTCTCAAGTAAGCCTAAGAGGAGGGCGAACCATGGTAAAGAAACTAATACTGTTAAGTATCTTTTCTTTATGTGTAGGACAAGAAAAGGATAATGGAGTACATGTAAGCAATGTCATTACCATCAATACCCCTCCGGTCCAGCGGCCAGGGCCAAAGCATCCATCAGTCATCGAAGCCCATGAGAAGGCTCGTAGATTAGCTGAGGATGACTTCATTACCTGCTGTTGCTTCTTCAAGATCAAGAAGCCTCGATAACTTTATTGTCCCATCCTGTCTGGGCCCAGGGTTTCTTCTTTTTCCCCTGGGCTTTATCACACTTACGAATATACCCCACTATTTAGGTAATGAAATATTTTGCGCGCCCGAATTATCGCGGCTGGATAACATAATTCACGATGCGCGTCAAAAGCGCGCCAAAAGTCGCCTATAAGTCGCGTCGATTCTGTGGTATGTCCTGGCAAATATGTCTCTTGCTTCCTGACAAATCTTTTTACTATACTGCTCCTTGACGTAAGGGATTCGTCAACCCACGACGTAACGGGTCTCGTCAACCATCGATATTTCCCCTTCGGCGTAATGGAGCTCGCCACTCAGGGACGTAATGGGTCTCGTCCTGCCAATAGTTAAGTCAGTTTAGTCTCTGTACGTTCGCACTAAAGGAGTGTGTGTATGATAACTACACCTACAACTCTACCAGCGCCTGTGCAACAGACTTTTGATGACGTGCTTCTATCGGTAAGAACACCGAACCTAATTATGAAATTGGGTGCATTGTCCAAACGTCTTCCTGCCAAGGGTGGTAGAACATTACGTATGGCGCGCTACGATAGATTGCCAACCGCTCCAGTCCCACTTGGGCCCAGCGGCGCAACTCCTCCAGCAACGCCTCTCAATAGAATTGATATCGATGCTACTATGTCCTTCTACGGATTGTATGTAGCAATCAACCAACAAGTCACGCTCCAGAACCAAGACCCTGTCCTCAACGAAACTGCCGAGCTCTTGGGCTTGTCACTTCGTATGACAGAAGACCAGCTGACTCGCGATATGCTGGCCTCAACCGCTTCTATTTATAACTGTACAGGCGGTACCAACGGGGACCTTCCAACTAATTTATCTCTATCTGACATTGACGAAGTTACTTCAGCATTGTTAACAAACGATGCATGGATGATTCTCGATACCATCGGCGGAGAGGATAAATTCGGGACAGGGCCTGTGAGGGATTCTTATCTAGCATTGGGTCATACCAAGCTCTCTAAGGACCTTAATAACCTTAACGGATTCATATCCAAATGGAACTATCCGAATGACAATCGCGTATTGAGATCAGAATGGGGTAACGTGAACAACGTTCGCTTCATGCTTTCTTCAGTTGCGAGCGTATCACCAAATGCTTCTGCATTGGGCAACGACGTATACAACGTCTTTGTTCAAGGTATGGAGGCCCTGGCTTGCGTAGAGCAAGATAATTACTCGGCTCGTTTCTTGTATCGTCCTCCAGTGTTCTCGGACCCATTGTTCCAGAACGTCACCATCGGTTACGTCTTCGCAGAAGTGCCCAGAATCCTCAACGATTTATGGATCACGAACATGCGATGCACGCTACTTTAAGGAGGAACTATGTCAGTTGTATTTTCAGGCACAAATCAAGGTCGCTTCACAAGCACTGGTTCTGCCGTAATCCTCTCAATTCGCTCCGATCTCGACTATATGTGGGTGCTTAACGAAACTGTGGCATACGCTACAGGTGCAGGCACAGGCGCGTGGTTCTACTGGCAACGGGGAATGACACAAGGCCGTGGTGTTATTTACACCAAGACTGCTACCACTCAGGCACTTACCATAGGACAGATCGCAGCAAATGCTGGATTCTTCTTGGTAGACACCTCAGTTAACATTCCTGGGCCTTCAACGGCTATCACAGGGATAACCGGTGGTACACCTCCGGTAGTTCAAACAGGGGACACCTCTCTCTTGAATGTAGGCGATATTGTTCGCATATATTCAACTGTCGGTGCGCTTCAATTGAGAGGCTTAGACTTCACAATTGGAACTATCGTTGCCAACACAAGCTTCACGCTTGCGTACATGTCACCAATCGCAGCCGCTTCTCCAGGAGCAGGTACATTCCGTCGTATACCGTATGACGCATATTTCTATCCACGTAACCGTTACATCACCAATATCTCACAGGCTACACAAGCTATTGTGACATTGTCTGTAACTCATGGATTGACTGTTGGCCAAACGGTTCGGTTCATCGTTCCTACAGTTTCATCTGTAGCGTTCGGTATGACACAAATGGATGGCCTCCAAGGAGACATCGTTGCGGTCGGCGCAACAGATGCTAATGGGTATACCAATACCATCACCGTCGATATAGACACGACTGGATTCACTGCATTCGCATTCCCTCTCACAACTGACCCTGGATTCACTCCAGCGCAGATTGTGCCGATAGGTGAAAGCACAGCAGTTGCGCTCCAGTTCAATACGAACATCCTCGGCGATTCTACTACCAACACAGCCACAATCGGTATCCAACTCCAAGCGGGATCAGCGTCCCCAGCTGGTGTTGCTACCAACGTGATCTACTGGGTTGCTGGTAAGTCATTCAGCGTCAACAACGTGTAATTGATAGGGCAGCGGAGCAATCCCTGCCCATCCCCTTAAGAAAGGAAAGTATGAGCAAAGTTATGAATAAGCCGGAAGTAAGACCAGCCACAGCAGCACAAGCACGGGCTCCCAAGATCACCAAAGAAGAGCTTGCGCGTCAGATCAAGAAGATGCGCGACCGTGATGCAGAGATGGTTACCGGTATCTTTAAGAACCTTGAGAATCCAGCTACCAACGGTGGCAGAGGCTCAGTTCTCTTCAACTACAAGATGTACCCAGGCGATGAGTTCCAAGCATATGAGTTATGGGACGGCGAACGGTACACCATCCCACGCGGAGTAGCACGACATCTCAACAACAACTGCTTCTACCGTGAGTATCAGCATCTACCAGGGGAACAGGGTATACAGGGCGTTCGTCAGGGCTTTAATGCCGATGGTCGTCTTCAGTCACAGAACATGCAGCTTTCCAAGAAAGTACATCGCTATGCATTCCACTCCTTGGAGTACATGGATGACGATGTGGATATGTATCCAGCAAGCCTCACTGAAGTAACCGTCTCTCCTTAAGGACTGAAGATGCCTATACCAAATACCCAGAACTACTATGGCGTCCAGTTCCCTACGTTCCAGCGAGCGATGAGAAATGTTCTTTCCATTACGCAGGCAACTGAGGCACTGATCACGACGACATTCGATGGCACGACACCGGGCAATCACCAGTACCAAACTGGCTTGATTATCCGCGTTTATGTGCCTCATGGGTTTGGCATGGAGCAGCTCGATGGGATGCAAGCCCCGATAACTGTAGTTAATGACACGCAATTTACGATCCCTATTGATACGACTGGCTTTGATCCTTTTGTCATACCAGCATACCAGCCTGGTGCTTTTGGAACTCCTGCTCAAGTCGTGCCTATTGGGGAAGTTAACGAAATTCTGACGGAGGCGACACAGAATGTCCTACCGTATCCCTAAGTAACAGTAATAAAAAGGACTGGAGCTCAGTAATGGCAAATTCTACCCTAGCAGCGATACAGACTAAGGTCAGACGTATCACGAGAAATCCGACTGTTTCTCAATTAACGGACGATCAGTTAAATGAGTATATCAATACCTTCATACTATACGATCTACCTGAGCACCTACGGCTCTTCTCGTTGAGAACGACCCTTACGTTCTACACGCAGCCAGGCGTAGATGTCTATGACACCAATACGACAGTCACCACAGATCCTTTGTATAACTTTAAGAACAAGTACATAGCAGTACATCCCCCTGTGTATATGGCTGGCATACAGTCATTCTATACACAATGGCGCGATGTGTTCTATGGATACTGGCCACAAACAAATACGATATCTGACACACTCTTGCGAGGTGATGGTGGCTTTGGCCCATTCACTGGGTTCATTGCAGCCCCTAGCACGGGATTACCATTCATCCTTCAGAATAGCGTTAACTTTAACTGCTTAGACACTAATGGGACATCCATGGTGATGGTTGATGTGCCTATCAATAATGTGATAGGGAACTTAACCCAAGCCAATGTTCCATTAGTGCCACCGTTTGATACGATGCAGAACCCAAGTAATTACATAAATTATCTTACCGGACAGTTTGTCGTAACATTCCCCAACAATACGCAGACAGCAGCTCCTATATGGTTTGAAGGAATTCTCTACCAGCCAGGAAAGCCATTGGGAATGCTTTACTATGATGAGAAATTCACGATTAGGCCAGTTCCCGATAAGACATACGCCATACAGATAGAGGCAGATATTAGACCCACTGAGTTACTTCAGACAACAGATGTGCCGCAACTAGAACAGTGGTGGCAGTACATATCGTGGGGCACTTCAAAGAAAATATTCGAAGACAAGATGGACACCGATTCTGTACAACAAATTATGCCTGAGTTTAAGACGCAGGAAAGATTGGTGCTCCGTACCACGCTCTGTCAGCAAGCAAATGAGCGTACCGTAACGATATACACGCAAGGAAAGAACTATGGATTCGGCTGGTTTGGGCCAGGCGGATGGCCTTATTAAGGAGACTATATGGCATTAAATAATGTGCCCCTTACTGGGCAGTCATTAGGAGTAACCCGAGTACCGATCAACCAGAACTTCTCAGTGATCGATGCTGCCTTTCTGGTAGATCACGTAGACTACAATGTCAGTGGTCAAGGTAAGCACAATCAGGTCACTATGCCTGTCAGTGGTTCTGCGCCAACGACGTTGGGCGGAGAGGCAGCTTTATTCTCTCAGACCTCATCATTGACTGGTAACCCAGAAATGGCCTGGAGAAGGCAAAGTAATGGCTCTGTGGTTGAATTTACATCAGGTACCTTTGCGACTCCTGGTTGGACGAGACTTCCTTCAGGAATATTGCTCAAGTGGGGGCAGACAACGGGAACAGGGTTAACCACCGTTACCTTCCCGACAGGAGCAAGCATTCCTGCATTTACCATCATATATTCGATGCAGATTACTACGTCATACCCTAATACTTCTGATGGTGATGGCTTTGTGCGCTTGAACAACTTCTTATCTCCCTATACCCAGTTCAGCGTATTTGCTTCACACAGAACCTCAGTAGGATCGTTCGGGCCCGTAAACTTCCAATATCTTGCGATAGGAATGTAACATGGCAACAGATCGTTTCCTCATAGCTC